ATTGTTTTGCAGCAACAGAATAAAATCGCTGATAAATCTTATATGAAATAAAAGAAATTGTTCCAACAATAAAAGCTGAACCTATAACAATAGATGCATTTTTCACATCAGTTGCATCAGATGGATTTAGATTTATTGCTTTATTAATTTCTTTAGATAACCAATCTTTTGTATTCAAAACAACATTTAACATATACTTAGATCCATGTTGAACACTTTTGAGATATTCACTGAATTTCTTCATCATTGTCTCTGGATCTTCTTTAGGATGTCGTTCAAAAATACCTATAATTTTAGAAATAACTTCAGATGTAGTATCACCCTCAACTAGAGGAATATCAATTTCATTTAAAAAATCATTTGTCGAATATATTTCATTAAAATGAAACATTTCATTATTTTCAACAATAAAATGTTTCATTTCATTCAACATAGCTGATTCTGCAAAAACTCTGTCTTTAGATGGGCATGTTTTCCCAAATAAAGACAGAGATAATATATCACAGTTATCAGCGTTTTCAATGAAAGAAATAATTGATTCATCTTCGGTTTTTGATGAAACATCTTCTATTAATGCTTCCTTAATAAAATTAAGAAATTTAACAGAATCAATAACATTGAAATTTTCTGATAATATAATCACTTATTCCACCATTTATATTTTAGTTGCTACCAGATGAAGGATCTTTGTATAATGCCATAATCAAATCAGAATCAATATGACTATAATTTCGACACTTCTCAAGAACCCAAGGTTCATGCCACATATAATCAACATTGAATTCAATTTCTGGTTCAATCTTGCCAACATTTTCAACATCAGATGCAAAAAGATCTTGTGGATCTTTTGTTGGAAATACACCTGTGTAACAAGCATAATATTCAACAGTTTTTCCATCTGGTGCGGTTGTCCAATAATACATAGTAGATGCATATTCGGCTTTACTGTAACCTTTTCTATCATTACCTGCAATTAGTTTACTACTTACACCAGTTCTATAATCACGAATCATTTTTGTCCATTCGTGAAAAATCTGTGAAATAGGTAGTCCACTGAATTCCAAAAATTTGATAGATACAGAATCACCATAATCGATACTACCGGGCACTGCCCACTTTGTTCCACCCATACCAGTGAATGAAATTTTGTTCAAAGTCCCGCCCGGAGGTGTAACTGACAAACAACTGGCTGCTAACAAATCTCGAATATCAACATCTTTAATTGTTCCAGCCGCTGTTTCTCCACCATTAACAGGTACAGACAACTGCGGAGGTAACATTTCAAAATATATGTGGTGATAACCAGTTACATATGGCTCGGCAATGCCGATTCTGGTCCCCCCAAAATTTCGTGTAGCTCTTTGGTTTTTAGCTGCGGTGAATGAATTTTTCATGGAATAGCTCCTTTTTAAAGATTGCTACGATAAAATTAATTATCGTAGCAATCAACAATATTACTTAATATAGAAATTTAAATTAATTTTTTCAGTAACTCTGGTAGGAGTCAATGTAACATTCACATGAAATGTTTTGCTTTTCAATTCATAATCTGTTGCACCTACCTGAATTCCATATCCATACAACCCACGATTGTTTTTGATATCTTCTAAGAAACGACTAATGTCATTAGAAACTAGTGACCAAGTCATACTATCATTCATTTCAAAAATAAAGAAACGACAATATCTTTCTAATGCTTCTTTACAATACAATACCAATCTAACAATATTTAAGTCTTGTAATGCACTAGCTTTTGCTTGCGTAGTCAATTGACCCCATACACTATAACCAATATTAAATTTTACAATTGGATTTAGTTGGCGGAGATACATTTGATCACGTTGCCCTTCTCTTGGATTATATCGTAATTCTTGAATACTATTGATAACACCTCGCTGATAACCAGCAATTGCGTACCAAATTTCAGCTACATTATCATTACGTGGAGCAAGATAAGACATATGATAACAAGGGGAAATCCATATATCCGCACCAGTGAAAGGATCAAATACTTTCGAATATCCTTCATAAATAGCTGCAAGATAAGTATTAAAATTATGGTCTGAATTACGTTTAGCCATTGCCAAATTGAAAGTATAGTTATCACCATTATCTAATAATGCTACACAATCTCGGCGATAACTAACCAAATCAACAATTGAATTTTTAACAGTAGATGGGTATCCACAGTCATATACTAAAGTAAAAAAGATTCTTTCTTTATCCAAAATTTGTGAATCAATATTACCAGCATAACCCTGTGATAACAAACTTGCACACACTGTCATATCGACATTGTGATTGATATCATATATTGGTCCATCGGAACCTTCTTGCAAAGACAATTCTTCTGTAACAAATGGTAAAGAAATATCAGATAAATCTCTACGAATATAATATTCAACACTTGTATCAGAATCATCAAACAAATCAATACTAGACGAATCAATAATACCATCGCCATTTGTATCAACTGGATAACTAATCCATTCTTGACTGGCAGTTGTTAAATCTCGATCATTGAAAATATTAACAGTATGCCCATCATTGGAAGTTGCTCCAAGCCAACCATACATACGATTACCACGTTGATCAATTGCAGTAACAGAATAAATAGCCACACCAACTTCTGCTTGATTTGCCCATTCTTCAAATTTCTGTTTCTTATCAGTTATTGAAGCTGTACCAATTGTTTTGACAGTATCGGTCCAACCGACATTGTTGTCATAATTTTTGATACACAGATTAAATCCAGCTGAATAACTGTCATCAGGTAACTGACAAGTAGCTCGAATTAAATTAGAATATTTGTCAAGAATATCTACAATAAAAATAGTATCACCAGAAGAATCTCTTGCATCTGGTTGAAATGAAATATTAAAAGATTCAACTATGACTTCATCACCATCTTTTTGTTTTTCATAAATATCTATTACAAACACACCTTCAAACATTGGGTTTGCATGTCTGGTAATCCGAACAGATAAGAGATTGTAATATTCACCTCTACCTACGGGGTATAACATACAAATTGGAAATGTTGTACCAACTGTTTGTAAATTAGTTCGCATTTCTTGAATATCATTGATACCACTAACATAAGAAACTTCGATACTAGCAGTTGTATCAGTTCCATTCCAAATTGCATCTATTCGTAAATTAGCATATGATGCATCATCAGGCATAACACGCATGAACCATAGTGATCCAGATTCGCCTAAATAGTTATAAGCATTATATAAACCTTGTCCATAATTTTTACCGAAATCTGAGATACAAGGTTCTCCCCATTCACGGATCAATTCATTTCGTGAACCGACAAAAATAGCTTCGTTATCTCTACCCTTTTTAGTAAGAGCACAGATAAAACCAGTTGTAGCAGGTACAGCAGAAACGTATGTTGAAAGATCAATTATCTTTGTATATACGCCGGGTGAAATATTATTCATTTCAAACCTCCGATCATTTTAAATTTGTAAATAAATGAAAAGGTCCACTATAATTAGCAATCGGTCCACCATTGGATGCAAACAAACCTGCTTCTGATATGTGAGCATCGGTGGCATCTGACAGAGAAATTCTAGAAATTGTTTTAACAATCAACCAAGCATTATTGTTATAAGTATCTTGTTCAAATTCAACTGTTTCAATAGGTTTTTTATAATAATGACCATTTCTAAAATCAGCATAGGAAGGATCAATATCAGAAAAAGAAATTTCTTCAGCTAAATCAACATCTGTAGCAACTGGTGGTGATGGGTTGAATGGATCACCTACATTGACACCACCAGATCCTATACCTAGCCATGTAATTGTTTCATGTCTAGTTGATGATGCATTTGCATTTGGATTGTCTGTACCAAACATTCTTTGGGCAATTATTTCTCTACCCAAATAAACAACTAAATTAGATTTTGCAATTAATTTTTCATTTTCATTTTCATCTACTTCGTATACTTCTACCCAACCTTGAGGATGTCTTTCGACTGCATCGTTTTGGAAAGTGTTGTCTTTAAGACAATTATCGCCATAATAATCTTTAGCCACAACTTTCTGTATTTTTTCTGTACTCATCTTCATCCTTAATTTGTTAATATGAAAATTAAACGAATATTATTCATATGTATGTTCCTAGTATTTAACAAAAAATAATAAAAACCATCATTCTATTATTTGTATCATGAACAAATCATTGGCATAATGACAATCAAAACAACCACCTTCATCGAATGAAGCAAAATTACCAGATTGTGCTTCTACGGTAGTTATTACTTCTCCTGCATTTTCAGGAGGTAGAAATTCTGGTGGAAGTAAAATTTTTTCAGTTTCTACATATGGATCGATACCGAATTTTTCATGTGATGGATTATTGTAGTCATCGAGTACAGTAAATCCATTTACACAAGTCAATGGTTCGTATAAATGATCTGTCATATAAGTAAGGAATGAATTTTCCCGACCATCACATGCCCCACCTATATCATAAAATGAACCGCAATCGTAAGTAGCTCTAGAATAAAAACTACTTGGTACAATATTGCTACATGTATCATTGCAACAAGGTTTGCTATTGCAAGTATCCCAATCATGAATTACTTCTTCAATAGAATCAACTGGTAAATCATCTACAATAACAGATTCATTTGTTCTATTATTGTTAATAAATGATACATCATAACTTAAAAGTCTGGCGTGATATGGTTTGAAGAAATCAATGATTGGACCTAATTCTTTTTTTATCTGATTTGTACCATACATCAGATAACTTAATTCAGGAACAGCTATTGATAAATAACTTTTCATCCATTTAGATAATTCTTCCAATAATTCATTTAAGACAGTTGTATTAGAAGATATATCATATAAATTTATTAATTTATCATGCAGTTCTGGATTAATTACTTTCAGTTTATCTTCTGCTGAATTTCCATCAATTAGAAAATTAACATTTGCCAAGCGTGTAAATTTATCAATAAAATACTCATATTTATCTTTTGCTTCTTGTCTAGTTTTTGGTATAAATTCAGAATATTCTTCATATTCGTGAACAATATTATTATATGATGAATCTGTTCCATCATAACATGTAAAATATTTACCATGATTACCTAAAGTTATAATTTCATTATTTGGAGATGTGGTATGATCGACAATTATTTCGTTTGTATAATATTTATAATAAATCATTATACATGATAAATACAATTCTAAAATAGATGCATCTAGTGAACAACAATCAATATATAATTCTTTATCTAAAATATTTGTGTTTGGATTAATTGGATCATATCTATCATTCCAATAATCATACTGGTCTTGAATTTTTCTAGATATTGTTGCAATTGAAGAAGTATAATCATCTAATTCAATATAATGTCGTAATGAAAAATATGGACTTTTAGTGGGCAAATGTAGTTTACTTCCATTCTGACCTTTTATGATAGATTCTTTTGAAGTTAAATAATGCGGATCCCAAGCAGTTGCTTCTTCATATGTTAACTTATCAGTATGGATAGACCACCATTTACCTAAATGATCTGATGATATCGAATGAAATTCTACGTCGTTAGTTGACAATCTACGATATGTCATATATTCTAATATTTCTACATTAGATAAACCAAAATATCGTAATGTGTGAAGAAGATTTCTAGGAGAACCTTTTCTTTTGTAAAGATTAACTAAATCATAATAAAAATTTCCTTTGTTATAATTAATTTCTTTTCCATATCTAGTTAACTTTACAGAATTATTAAAACCTTTACTTCTAAAAGCTTCATCCAAATGTGTATCTGGCATACCATATATATCTGTTATGTTTCTTTGAACAACAGATAAAGTTTTTAGAGAACTATACCAATTAATTAAAAAACTTCTAAAATTATTATAATGGGTAGAAGAAAAACTTAATTGATCAATAGTTTTTTGAAAAAATTCTTCTGTTTTAGCTAATTCTGATTTTGCATTTGCCTGTATAGATATATTTAAATCACTTTCTTCACCATTTTTTAAGTAATCAAATATTTTCTTAAAATCATCAATTTTCCACATAAAAATTACCTACGTTGTCTCTATATAATCTGGTCCGATAGAAACCATATATTGAAATACATTATCTATTACATACAATTCATATAGGTGTTCAAATAAATTTTTACTTATATAATTTGAACCATCCCAAGAATAGAATGTGAAATCTAAATTTATTTTTAAATTTAAGAAAATAAATATTAATTTAGCTAATGGGGACGACAGAGAATCAAAAGAAATATTTAACATCCATTTAGTTTGGTCAGGTAATCTTACTAAAGTATTTGGAGCTCCCAGTTGCTCAAAAATTATAACTGATGTCGAATCACATCTATAAATATTTAATGCATTCAGTAATAAAAAATCTTCTGCATCTAATTGAAAAATATTATCAGATGAAGTAGAATCTGGACAACAATTTGATAAATTGTGATCAATTATATTAAGATAATCAGATGAAGTAGAATCACATGGTTGGTATACTAAATCTAAATTGGTTGAATCACAACAAGGTAAATAATATTCACTGTGTTGATACAACATCAACCGATCTTGTATTGAAATAGGCCACGCATTATAATCTTGAATTTTCGTATAACAATGTGTATAATTTGGATATTTCCAATCATCATCAAACAACATTCTAATGAAAGATCGACATTCATAAAAATGTTCATCGTGGATTTCTGCTGGAATTGGTATCTCATAACGATCTAATTGATTTGTTATCATATATTTCCTAAAATATTTTTGTAAATCAGGAAATAATCTTGCAGATGCTGGATAACTCATTTTTCACTCTTGTTTTGTCTAGGTAAACATTCAACAACATATTGAACACCTTCTACTTCTATTGTATCTACACCGGGAGGTGTATTTAATGACTCGTCAACTTTTCTACCAAACTTATCAAAAAAATAAATATCAATATTAAATTTCATACCGACCGTATGAAATGCCCTATCTATTCACGAAGTAAATGGAAATATAAATGCCTTGTCATATGGAATACTATTATATGTAGATAAACCATCAGTTATTTCTTCGTATGTATCAAAGATATGTTTCTCTGAAAACTGTTTTAAAAACACATCCATTTCAGAAATAGATTGTACATGTTTTATATAAGCTTCAAATAAATCAGTTCTTTTTCTCATCTACGATTCACCTTTTTAATTACTAATGCCATGTCAGAAATAGCACTTCTATATGATTCAATTAATTTATTAATTCCTATCAAACCAATTTTTTTATAATCATCATCGTTGTCAATGAAAAACGGTTCAGCTATGATACACGGAGCTTGTGTTTTTTTCAATAGATACCCACCTCTATCTTCAGATGTTTTTCCTCGACTACCTCTATCTGTTAATTCCAGAAATTTGACAAATTTTTGTTGAAGAATATCTGCAAACTGTTTACTTATTTTAGATCTGTGATAATATAAAACTTCTGAACCAGAAGCTATTTTATTAAATGC